ATAGATTACCTTGCGAGTTTGAAAGAGTTAGATTTACATAAAAGAAAAACAGAGGATAGATCAAAAAAATTTTATAGAACAGCTGATGGTGGCAACTACTTAAAGGATAAAGATGACAGAAAAAGTTAAACTTAATTTTCCTCATATAACAGATTACAAAGATACTGAGCCAGATACAAAGATAGAACCTATGTGTATTAAAGGTAATATGAATTTGGCTATTACAAATAGAGGTGAGGTTATACCTTGTTGTAGATGTGATACAAACGAAAATATGAGTGATCCAGAGTTTAGAAAAATGATAGATAGAAGTAGAATAGCAGATCACGACAGTATAGATGATATAATAGAGTCAGATGTTTGGAAACAATTTTACGACCAACTAAAAGAAAACAGAGGTCCGAAGGCCTGCTGGGATACTTGTCGTACAAATAAGCCCGAATCAGACAAACAAGAAATGGTGTTTGCTGATAAAGACGGAAAACTCAAGGTTTGGGAACGAAAATAACCTAAATATAACAGAAAAATCAATGCATATGAAGAGCTTATTAAGAACAATTTTAGCAATGTTGCTAGTAATAATCTGTATTAAGGTTGTTGCTTTATTTCTGTTTATATGTTATATTGGATACTTTGATCCTAAATCTATAAATCCAATAGATCAAATAGAGGAAAGACTAGAAAAGGTAGAAACTAAAAACGATATTCTTACGGAAACAGAGAAGGAATTAGAGAAAGTGGCTACTGAAAAAGAATGGGACGAAGTAGATAAGGACAGTAATAAATAGTAGTATGACAACTTTAAAATCTAGACAACCAACAAAATTAGACTATGCAAGTCCAACGCAGTTTAAGTTTAGTATATTAAAATTACCGAAGACTGAATACTTTTGTACAGCAGTTAATATACCAGGAATATCTTTAGCAGGAACACCTGTACAACAAACTATGTTAAAAGATATACCTTTACCAGGTGATAAACTAAATTATGAAAATTTATCTATGACTTTTTTAGTAGATGAAAATTTAGAAAATTATCAAGAGATACATGGTTGGTTAAGAGGTCTAGGATTTCCTGAAGACCATAAAGAATTTCAAAATACATTGACAAGTGGAAATGATAGATTTCCAGGTAGTACAAGCACTGTATTAGGTGACGCAGGTAGAACTAAATACGCTCCACCAAAAACAGGTGGTTTATATTCAGACGCTACGTTATCAGTGTTATCAAATAAAAACAATTCGGTTGTAGAAGTTAGATTTAGTGATGTATTTCCTATTTCACTATCAGGTTTAGCATACAACCAACAAGCAACAGATGTTGATTACTTAACAGCCTCGGTTACTTTTGAATACAAAATTTATGATTTCGCCTTAACAGGCAAACAAAAAACGGTTACAACATCTTAATAAATAAGGTTGAGTAATATTATGAACAAGTGGAGATATAATGGATTTAGAACAATTACAAACAGAAGCAGATAAAGATTTAAAGATTAACGATATTGAGTTAGATATTGAATCTTTAAAAACACCTCAATTACATAACAAATATTTAAAATTTTTAACAAAGTTTAAATTGTTATTAACACGTGCTGAGGACGAATATAGAACAATCAAAAGGGAAAAATGGGAGTATTATACAGGTAAGGCAGACCCAGCTGTATATACATTAAAACCATTTAACTTAAAAATATTAAAGGCTGATGTACCACAATATATTGACGCTGATCCTGAAGTACAAAAATTAAATCAAAAAGTTAAATATCTAGAAACGGTTACTGATTTTTTAGATAGAACATTAAGACAAATTTCTAATAGAACATTTACGATTAAAAACGCAATAGACTGGAAGAGATTTACAAGTGGCGCCGTATAATGTACTTAAAAAATAACCATTGTGTATCTATCGCTAAATTTTCTCCACAATATTGCGAAGATATAATACAAAAAGCAGACAAATTACCTGTTGCAGAGGCGGCTATTCAAGATGGCAACCAAGATAATAGAAGCTCTAACGTAGCATGGATAAAAGAAAACGAACAACTGTACAAAGATTTAGAAAGAACAATACTAGAACATAACAAATCTGCCGGTTGGAATTTTGAGTTAAAAGAATTTGAGCCATTTCAATATACAATATACAATGAAAACGACCACTATGATTGGCACATAGATTCACATACAGAGCCATATCCTAATGGTTTCATTAGAAAAGTAAGTTTTACTTTATGTTTAAATGAAGATTACGAGGGAGGAGAATTTGAAATTGGAAATCCTAATCCTAAAGGTGTTAATCAAAACTTAAAGTTTAATGATAAGTTTACAACAGGTACACTTATATCCTTTCCGTCATTTATGTGGCACAAGGTACACCCTATAAAAAAAGGTACTAGAAAAGTATTAGTAGGTTGGATTGTCGGTCCTTCATTTGTATAATGCCAGATATCAGATACATCATAGTAGATAGAAAAAACGATGTTTACCTCAAAGTGGAGGCAGACGCCTCTATACGTAGAGAGTTATCGGAGTATTTTTGCTTTGAAGTACCTGGTTATAAGTTTGTTCCTGCTTATAGAAATAGAGTGTGGGATGGAAAAATAAGATTATTCTCTTATGCAACTGGTGAAATTTATGCCGGTTTATATCCTTATATACTTAAATGGTGTGAAGATAATAAAATACAAGTAGTAGACGGTACCAAAATTACAGATACAAAGGTTGATGAAAAGAAAGTAGACGCATTTACAAAAGCTCTTAAAATACCTATGGAAATAAGAGATTATCAAAGAGAAGCCTTTATATATGCAACACAAAAGAATAGATGTTTATTACTATCGCCAACTGCCAGTGGTAAATCATTAATAGTATATTTGTTAGTACGTTTTAACATATTAAGATTAAAAGAACAAAACAAGAAAATCTTAATTATAGTACCAACCACGTCATTAGTAGAACAATTAACAAAAGACTTTGGCGACTATGGTTGGAACATGAACAATATACACAAAATATATCAAGGCCATGATAAAGAAACAAATAAAAATGTTATTATATCTACATGGCAATCTGTATATAACCAACCAAAAAAGTGGTTTAAACAATTTGGAATGGTTATAGGTGACGAGGCACACTTATTTAAGGCAGTTTCATTGACAAAGATAATGACAAAACTGGAACAGTGTAAATACAGAGTAGGCCTTACAGGTACTTTAGATGGTACAAAGACTCACAAATTAGTATTAGAAGGATTATTTGGTACAGTAAATAAGGTGGTATCAACAACAGAATTACAAGAGAAAAAACAGTTAGCCGACTTAAAAATTATATGTTTAGTATTACAACATGACAAAGATGTTAGACATATGTTAAAAGATAAGACATACCAGGAAGAAATGGATTACCTAGTGAGGAGTGAAAAACGAAACAAATACATAAGAAACTTGGCCTCTAGCTTACAAGGTAATACTCTATGTTTATTTCAATACGTAGAGAAACATGGTAATGAATTATACGAAATGATAAAAGAAAAGGCCGAAGATAAAAATGTTTTTTATGTACATGGAGGAATTGAAACAGATGATAGAGAAAATATTAGAGAAATTACGGAAAAGTCTGACAACGCCGTCATTGTTGCTTCTTACGGCACTTTTTCAACCGGAATTAATATACGGAATTTGCATAACATTATTTTTGCTAGTCCTTCTAAATCTCGCATAAGAAATTTGCAAAGTATTGGAAGAGGATTAAGATTAAAAGATAATAAATCAGCTGCGACTTTATATGATATTGCAGATGATATAAGTTATAAAGAGAAGGAAAATTATACACTGGCACACTTTCGTGAACGGATAAATATTTACAATGACGAAGACTTTAATTATGAAATACACAACATAGAACTAACAGGTAATAACAATGCACCAAGAAACAAAAAGTAATAACATTAAAATTATTAAGTTAGTGAACGGAGATGATATTGTCGCCGTTGTAGAATTTACTAAACGACAATTAGATCCGAAAAATAGAACAATCAATATAGAACGGCCTTTACAAATAAAGTACGTACCACAAATTACATCAGCTGGATTTAAAGACTATATTGCTTTGATACGTTGGACGGCCTATACAGACGATGAACAAATAACTATCCCGAAAGATAAGATAATGACTATTACAACGGCCAATGACGCCATGAGTAGAAGTTATCAAGGTGTTGTGGACACTTACGAAGATATACCATTGGCCAGAGATAAAGTGAAACACGCAAAAGTGCAACTATCCACCAGTGCTAATAAAAGAATAAACGAAATATTTGATGATAATATGGATTTTTGGAATGATGATGATGAAGGAACTTTACATTAATAAAATACTAAGCTGGAGTATCCTCAATCAACCGGCTACACCGTTCATTATACATAAAATTGTCAAAAAGTCAATGCTGATTTCGGCCGGAACCGAAATTTTTTTTAGGCGGGCTTAGCTCAGTAGTAGAGCGACTCGTTGCCAACGAGTAGGTCGTGAGTGCGAATCTCATAGCCCGCTCCAACTAGGGAAAACATTGACAAAAAACACAAAATGTAGTATAACTAAATTATGACCTTAAAAACAAAAACAAAAAAAGAGCATTATGTAAATAACAAAGAGTTTTTGGAGGCGATGATAAAGTACAGAAAATCTGTACGAAAAGCAAAGAGAGAAAAGAGAGCTAAACCACCAGTAGGTGATTATCTAGGCTCTTGTTTCCTGAAGATCGCCAACCACCTCTCATATAGACCTAATTTCATAAATTACACTTTCAAAGATGACATGATTTCAGATGGTATTGAGAACTGTTTACAATACCTAGACAACTTTGATGGTAAAAAATCAAATAATCCATTTGCTTACTTTACTCAAATAATCTACTATGCATTTATACGTAGAATACAGAAAGAGAAAAAGCAAGTGACAATTAAACACAAACTTATTAGTAAATCAAATTTAGATGATTTTGCCCTCCAACCAGGAGAGGATAGAGAATTTAAAAATCAAATGACAGAATATTTACAGAAAAACTTACCAATGGACGCACAAGAAAAGATAGCGGAAGATATAGCCAAGAGTAAGAAAAAAAGAAGAAAAAGGAAGAGTAAGAATAGTTTAGATTATTTTTTTGAAAATTATGAAGATAGCGCTACTAAATGATACACACTTTGGTTGCCGTAATGATTCTCCACATTTTATAAACTATCAAAACAAGTTTTACGAGGAATTATTCTTTCCTTATCTTGTTAAAAATGATATAAAATGTTTAGTACACCTAGGCGATGTTGTTGATAGACGTAAGTTTATTAACCATAATACAGCACATAACTTTAAGATAAAGTTTTGGGATAAACTGGAAGAATTAGGCATAGATACACACATTATATTAGGTAACCACGATACCTATTATAAAAACACAAACGAAGTTAACGCAATACAGAACCTTAATTTAGGCAAAGTAAAAACATATACAAGAGCAACCGAGGTTAATCTTGGTGGTTTAGATATACTTTTTATACCATGGATATGTGAAGATAATATAGAAGATACTCTATATCAAATAGACAATTCTACATCACAAATTGCAATGGGTCATCTAGAAATAAAAGGTTTTGAAATGCATAAAGGCGTAGTAAATGAACACGGTTTAGATAGAGAACAATTTAAAAGATTTGAAAAAGTAATGTCAGGTCACTTTCATAAAAAAAGTGATGATGGTCTTATCTAT